TTTTTTTTCTCATGGGTATTTTTAGGGGATTGCGAAATGATATGACTTTAATTTATCTAAACAACACGATTCAAAACGTGATTTTAAATATAGTTTTAATAAAAAAATAACCGACAATTAATGCCGGTTACCGTGATAGTATCTTATAGCCTCATTGACATATAATGATACTGATTGCTCCTTATCCAAGATAGCAGCTACATCCTCCTCTATCGTAACAAATATTTTTCTTACACCTCTAACCTTGGGACGTCTTGGTACTACAGATATATGAAAGTGAAAGGATACTATAATGAGGTGGATTACACCGGAATTAATCAAGTGCTTGTCGCACGTAACATCAATATCCTGTTTGTCTTACCTCCTCACGTGTGTGAAACTTCTACCGCTGTAAACAATATTTCCGCTGACATGATCAAGGTGCTGAATCTGTGGGGGGTCAAATACGTTGAATCCAAATTGCAGACCGGTATTAATGATATGAACAAGACTTGGTTTTACAGTCATTATACTGATGATACCATCATTGATCCGACACACGGCGGCATACCTTATTATGAAAGGATCGCCCGTGAAATAATTGCCCGAATGATGGAAATGACTCCTATCGCAGACATTGAGGCTATGGCGGCTTCCACACGTACATATACTGTTACCATGCAGCAGGGAAACGGCTATCAGCTTGAAGCATATAATAACAGCGTGTCTCCCGTTTCTGAAGGTGGGGAGTTTAGTGTAAAGCTGACCATACAGGAGGGATACGATGGTAGCTCGGCTAGTGTAAAGGCTAATGGAGACTCTGTTGCCAAAGACAGCATTTTATCAGCTCCCGGACTTGATATTTATACAATTAAAAATATAATGGATAATGTGACCATATCGGTTGAGGGAATTGTTATGACATAAAATTTTATATCAAACAAGACCATTATATCAAATGTTTTTTAATTTTGTTCTTGAAATTTTAAAAATATAAGAATATGGATGAAAAACAAAGAAACATCAGTCAATTAGAACGAGTAGTATCTAGTTTAGAATATCATTTAGAGAAATATAAGGAATCTAAATGTAAATCTAAAAATGGGAGGCTCCAAAAAGACCGTAAACATGCTTTGGATGATATGTTTACTCACGCTAAATATATGAAAGCTGAATTGGAACAAGTTTATCCAATTATAAGCGATGGTTCACCTTCGTATATTCAATTTGAAGATTTTGGAAAATATGCGGAAAGTGATGTTCCTGATTATATAAAAACTTTAAAAAACTATATTGAAAAATTGAAACAGGACACAAGTGAATCTGTAGAGTAATGAGTTTACTATTAAGGCTGACCTACACCAAGATCAGCCCTTTACCCCTAGAACCATTCTGCATTTGGGTGTATCTCCACAGACAGACGGAACATTATTTTAGTGATTAACTTTTTAATTATCATAATTTTACATTTTTGTATCTTCGATGTAAGGATTGGTTAGATCCATGAGAACATATTGAATTAAAGCATCAATAACAACGTTAGCTATCTTCATGCCTCCTGCGGAATTTGGATGAACCTGATCCTGCAAATACGTTGTGATATTAAGTGTTGATATTCCACTTAATGCATTTACATCAATTACGGGGACGGAATATATTGCACATACTTCTCTTATCACACTCCCGTAATCTTGTATCGTTAATCCTATATTATTTTTATAAGGATAATCAGCATTATTATGAGAGTTGTAAAAATTATGTGGTATGCAAGCGAATATCTTGGCATTCGGCAATCTTTTGATAATCTTTCTCAACATTAGCCCATAGGCGTATTTTAAATGAGTTTCGTCCTGATCGTCAAGCTCCCCGATTTGGGCTTTTGCCGTGATATCATTAGCGGAGGCATATATGACTAATACATCCGTATCGGTCGGAATAGTATTTATTCGGCCGTCACCACACATATTATCCTGTATAGTGATAGTTCCTTCTTCGGGATGAGCGGCATTATAGTAGCCATTTTCGTCCACTTTCTTGGTTTGTGGGGAAATGGATGTAACCTTGGAGCCTCCGATACCTCGGCAATAATGTGTTGAGAATTGAAGATATTTCCACACATACTTCTGCCACGAGATCAGTTCTACGATCGAGTCTCCAAATGAACAAAACTTCTTCCCTTTATACGCCATATTGATTATTTCATCTCTATCTAATTTTACATTTCTCACATTTTGCGGATTGCAAGGGTAATAATTCAACGAGACAAACGGGGAGTCCACACTGTTGAAATTAAAAATTATATATTCCCAATTTTTTTCACCTGTCATCACCTCCCTAAAGGTTTTTGTTTGACTGCCCCTATACCCAATCCACGTACCATCTGCTGCATACACGGCAACTGAAAATGCATTGGTAAAAACAGATGTTATGTTGTCAACGATTCTAATCAATCGTGTAGTATTATAAGCTTCGTTTGACTGTAACGATCCATTAACATTATTATAACCATCAATAAGATTATCATTTGTTATCAGATTTCTATCTAAATAAGTTTCAGGAAGTTGTGTTATACCGAATTCAAGCGGGATAAAATTCTCATTGAATGACAGATAATAAAAATCTCTTGCGTTATTATTCCAAGCCCTGCAATATGATGCTTCTGATGGTATTTCTCTTTTTGAGATATTCTTTCCCGTTGAAGCACCCATATTAACCGTGCCAAGCAGCGTGCCATTATCTCTATAAAAATAAACCGAATATGCATTGGTATAGATATACTCTTCTCCTGCCGGTATATCAATTCTTTCTATAACAATCCCATTTCCATTTACAATATTTCCGACTCCGTCTATTGTTTTATTGGCGAGCAAAAGTTCATCATATACCTTGTTGATTGACACATCCTGCAACATGTGTCGTATTGTCATCAAGTCGTTTTTAACCTCTTCAAGAGAGTCAATGGTTAATACTTCGATCCAATTCTTGTCATTTCCCCAATTTGAATTCTCTACACTATCAGATTTATATATTTCAATTGTAAACCTGTCTTCGTTTTGATACGATAAGATAAATCCTTTTCTCCGGTTAATACTGCTTATCGACAACCTCGTATTAGATTTGTTCGAATTATACACGACAGAATCGTACATGTAAGAATCAAGCGGTATATAATTACTCGTTTCAGAATTGTACAGATATACCCTATATCTGTTTGTCAAATCTCTATAAGTGAAAACCAATCCGATTTTTTTATTGTAAGTATTCGGCAGAGCATTCCTGGCAGCATCGGGCGTGTTGTAATTATTGCCGGTTATTGCCGTGATGTTGATAAAGGGAAATTTGGTCGATGGCAGCAATGGGCACCAGAATAAATCATCGCTCCAATATTGATCATCCATAGATGTTCCCATATACATTTCAACAGTGAGTTCCCCAGTTGCTCCATTCCTATAACTTAAAATCTTTCCTGTACTTCTATTTTCTTTTGGAATTCCAAGTCTGGTTTTTGAAAAATCTGTATCAAATTGTGTTGAAATGGCACTTCCTTTATTCAACCCCGACATTTCTGTAGCCAGACTCTTACGCGTTTTGGAATTAACCACCGCATCATAGATAGTAGCCGGGAATATGGTTTGCCCACCTTTGGTCAACTTGTGCATTTTTACCATAATGTATCTTATTTTTAGCCTAAGTTCCGCCGGAACTTGGGCTGTTGTTATTTTATGTAATTATTTATTAACTATTAAAATCACTCAGCACATCATCATACTCCTGATCTGACAGAGATACGCTCTGCACCGCATTGTATGCGGCATAATCCGGATAGGGCATGATCTCCGCTGTGCTCTCATCCGTCTTCCCGGTAGTCAGCACAATCCCTGTATCTTCAATAGATACAAGGTTGCAGATGCCATCTCTAAAGTCAGAATCAGAGATGAAGTATTCCCGTTTGACCTTTAACATGCCGGGAGAGAAACCGGGGTTGTCAAAAGCGACAAGCAGACTGCCATCTTCCATACGGCTGCAACCCACATACTCTTGCCCATCAAAGGAGGCTATGAACTTTCCCTTGAACGGATTGAAGTAAGTAAACCGGAAGGGAGTTGATATGTCTCCATTCAGGTTCTTCTCTATAATTTTAAAATCAGACTGGTAATTAATTTTCATAACTATAATATTGATGTAACATCGTCTATCTCCTCGCTTTCAAGATGCCGGAAAGGTCAACACTTCCACCGCCTCCGGTTGTTCCTGTTTCGCTCCATACGCCTCTCTTCGTACATTGATATATAGGACCCGGTATGGTATCTCCCACGACAGCCCAGTCGCCCACAACAGGAGATGGGACAGCAGCCTGCAATGCTTCTACCGTAGAAAACAATCCCTTGTTGCGGACACTGTTCTGCTTGACCTTCTCCACTTCAGTGGAGGTCTTGCTGAAGTTGTTGTTAAGACGATCTGCCGCCTCACTCCAAGTACCTGTTTTATTAATACTATTAAGTTCCATATCACTTTCTTACCTTTAACACTCCATTTGTCACTATTCCTTCAAGTGTTTCATATTCCACATATACCTGCCCGGAGCTGACGTTATCTTTAGACGGCCAATTACTGCATTCAATATTTGCCACATATTTAGACACAGCCCCCCCGTCATATACCGGTTTCATCCCAACCAACAGAGTTTCGCCTTTAGAGCCATAGAAAGAAACGTTATTGGGAGTAAGAATAATATCCGTATTTTCCACATGATTCTGTATTCTGATACGTTCCGGATATACAGTCGTTTCTTGTATCAATTGGTCCCCTACATATTTCCGTAGAATCAAATCACCATACTCCCATCCGTCTGATGATGTGTCGAACCTTAATATCAAGGTGGCATGTCCTTCAGTCGTGTACATTTCAAGAGTATTTTTATCCGGATCAATGACAATGCGTTTCCCGTCAACAGATGTTTCTACTTTTCCGCGGAAAAATCCGCCCAAGGCTTCAACCACACCTCTGAACTTACCACCCAAGGCATAAATATAGCCACGAAGGAACGTATCGCCACCATGAGTGGCAACAAAGTTCGCCATATTCGCCCATTCTTCATCCGTAGGCTGGTAATTAGGATCATTACGAAACCTCATTACGGTTAATATAGCCTGTTGAAGCGTGCCACCTGCCCAGAATGCCACATCGTCATCGTCATTGTATATGCCGCTTACTCCGGCAGTGACCTTCTGTAACTTGCCATCCTTGTAGTTACCTAACTGAATCATATTGGCCAATATCAAACCGCCAAGGATATCCACAGATCCATCCTTAATCGCGCTGGCGATATAATTGATTGACTGAAAACCGGCTGTTGCCTTGTCGTTATCCAAAATGGACGGTTTCCAGTCTGTGGCAATGGTTCCACGCTCTAATTGAAGGTCACAAACGGTTGCGGTACCACTAATAAGAAATATACCACTGCCATTGAAGGTGATCTTATGGGTATATCTCTGATAAGAGGACGTAAGAAGCTGAGTTGTGCTGAAATCACCACACGAAACAGACACAGACGTACCCTTTGCTTTATAGCTGATAACATAACTTTCTCCTTTAATTAATGATACAGACTGAGACAAACTACCGATTGCGGCAGAGTATCCGGAGCCGGCAGCACTGTCCGAGGATACGGTAGCCACACCCGTCCAATGCTTGAGTTGCTTGCTGTATAGCTCGGTATCAGCAGACAATTGAGTATCAGAGGACAATGTTTCACTTTCATAATCCCCGGTAAACCCGGAGTTACGCAACAGATTGACACTTCCGACAGCCGCATTGTCTATCGCATCCTGAGCCTTTTGGGCCAGATCGGCAGCCGCCTGTATCTCATCCGGAAGACCTTCCATATTACGCCATCCAGTGGAACCTTGTTCGATATGAAACATACCCTTGATATCAACACCTTTATCGTGAGTATATTCCATGTAAGTGGTCCGATCCTTGTCACCAATGTATGCATTTCCGTACACCTTCATCCGGCTTTGCCGGTAGATTTGTCAAAATCAAAAGAAATGACATCTTTCCCAGTCAAGGTAAAATCATTAATACCCTGATACATGATGATGGACGGAGAAACTTCGTTCACCGAAGAGAGAATTATCGCCGCCTGTCGGGTCATATCGGTCTTATGACCTAACCCCACGATATCATCACCTGCCACCGGAACATCGTTCTCGACATTAGGATCACATACGGTCTTGGACAAGTCTATATAGTTCTCACCCACTGCTGTGACCAACCGCCAGTAATAGCGGTTGCCGACATGATGAGAAACGCCTGTCTTGATATTGCACTCCTGGGCTATGGCAAGAGATCCCGGAGTAAACTGGTTCTCTATCTCAATTCCGTCTTCCTCTTCCTTGAAATAACAACGGTAAACAGCATCCAACTCATCTACACGGTTGCATTTCATACCTGCATGGGAAATCACCTGCTCGCCACCCACATACGTTTTCTTCTTGACCTCAAGTTCATCAAAAACGGCTTTGACCTTGACATACAGATAATCGACAACAGCCTGTGACATACCGTTCTCAAGCACAGTAATTCCACTACCGTTTTTACCAATCAAAAGACCTTTCAAAAACGTGATCAGCTCATTGGCAGTGTCTTCTTTATCTTTGCGTAAAAAGTATTTAGCCAATTCACTTATATTTGCACCTCCCGATATGGCAACAACCCTGTCTTTATTGGTTCTTATGTAAATAGAAGGATTATTATCATCATTATGTATGTATATCTCTCCCTCATTCAACCCTTCCAGTCGCTTTTCAAATGACGGGGATATTTTCGGTATAATCGGATTTCCTTCATCATCCGTTTCCGAACCGTACCACAATATCTTTATAGGACGATTTCTAGCCATGATTACACGTAATTTTCATTAACAAAAGCAGCTTTCGCCTTCTTATATTTCAACACATCGTCCTCTTCTGGATTAGTTAGTAAAAACGCGATTCCTGAAGATGAAGTTGCAATCTCTGTTTTGCCTCCGATCCCGGCGATATCATTTTGTCTAGGGCGTAAAGTCACTTTATATATAAACATCTGTTTCTTACCTATTGTATCAATCTTTTCCGGGACAGAATCCCCTTCCCGTACAAACAAATTACCGTTTATGCTGACGTGAGAAAGGCAAAGTACCTTATTTATAAACTCCGCTATATAATACGGAACGCCACAACTTGTCCCGAAAACAAAATCAAATGTTTTATAAGGGAGAGAATACATTTCTATTATCTCCTGCTTCTGATTCACAAACTGTTCGTTTTCAACTTTCAACTCCACCCCATCCGGCTTGAATCCTCCTATTATTCTGAACTGGAACATCTGCCGAACCTCATCAATCCAGAATATATTATCAAACGCAGAATTATTATCTTTATGGGAATATTCAATCAGAATAGAATCACCTATATTCTCACACACGCAGAACTCCTCACATTCTTTATCGCCTATAGTTACTGTATATATCCCCTCCGAAGGAGATAATGAGGCATAATACATCTTAATGCTTTCATTTACATCATAAGTAAGCAGTGTTATCTTGGAGGAAATATTGCCGATCTTATCATTCAAATAAGCTGAAGGTTTTTCGCCGTTATCACAAAAGATTTGCAGCAGGATGTTGTCTGACACAGAAAATACTTGTCTGAAACATCCAGCATTTGAATATTTATATTTCAGCGGTTTAAAGAATAACGGACAAACATCTCCGATTGATATCATAGTCTTTTCGTAAGTTTCTAGTAACTTGTGACTTCACAAGCTTTCATTGCAAATATAACAATTAAAATTTGAATCTTTATAACGAATTTAAATTTTTCACGATCAAAGTTACCTTTGAACTTTGTGATTTTGTAAAATTGTAATCAGCCTGCTGATAATATCCCTGTACAACTTTGCCTTGGTATTCCATTTCAACAATTCCTGTAAGATCTTCCGGAAGTTCCACATCCGAAGTCTCAAATTCCACCTCCGCCACAGTAAACATCCTTTTTGAAAGAATTATATCCCTACTTTCCCCATTCCATCAATACCCACATCACTATTACCATCTGATGACGCAAAAGTAAGCATCTCAACAGATGAGCCGATGTATGCTTCATTGGCCAAAACCATAGAAGAAGGGGAAAACATGGCATTGAACATTGTGTCAGGGCTGAGAACGCCACCCATAAGATAATCCCTGTTCAATATATACTTAAGTCCAGACGAATCAGATTTTACCCCTACCATAAATAAATCAGTGTCACTTTCGTTGTCTGTAGTATCTTCACCTATCTTGTCAGCAAGGAACTCTATGCCGTATGCGTCCGCACGGTATGGAGATATCATTTCAAGCTATTGTCCGTTATGGCCACGCCTGTGGTATATTCATTCGTAAAACGGAACTCGTCCTTTCCATTAGCCGTGTCGTAATCCTGTTTGTCAAAGCCTATTCGTATCCGAGAATACACCAATGCAGAATTAACCTTCATCTCATAATCAGATAAATCATCTATCCTTTTGACAACATCATCCGAGAAGTATTTGCTTCTATGCCGGAAAGTTACTGTATTCCCGGATATGTCGTAAGCATAACCAAACACATAACTCATCCAGTTTGCAAATTTGGTGAAGGATGTATATATTTTGGCTCCAGGAATCTTACGGGCTGATTCAGCCGCCAAGAGCATACAATTATCAAGCCTTCTATCTCCTGTCCCCTCAATCACTCCAGTCAAACCATCTTTCTCTCCATTAATACTTTTAAGCAGTCTGTTCAGCAATGTATCGGGCTTTATAACATCCATCTCAACAGGGTTTATTCGATTTTTCCATGATGCTTTAAAATAACTTGATGTTGAGACTTTGTATGGCAAATCCGGCAATACAGGTACAATCTCTTCTTTCTCATTGACATACATAGCTCTCACTATTATTTTATCATCATGCAAAAGACTTATATTGTACGATTCCGAAACCTTCTTTTCCACTGGCGTTTCTGATTCTGTCGTAAGTTCAAAACTTCCTATCACCGTTTCCGTAGTCACCGCTTCCCCATTACTATCAATATCATTACTTATCTTCATAATCTGGAGCCTCACACCTCTTACATCATATCCCAAAGCACCAGACTGATATTTCCTAAACACAAACATATCAATATTAAACTCTATATTTATCCTAATTGATTTCAGAGCCTTTATCGAATATACATCATCACCACCTACTGTTTGATCATTAAATTCAAGAGACCCCTTTATTAAGGAATCACTGGCAGTTATATATATTGGCATTGGTGACATTTTCTTGCTGAAATAAACATTAATAAGAGTGTCATCGTCTTCCAATGTATCACCTGTAGGAATCCATTTTGCTGATTCAGAAAGTTCAAGTCCGTCATAAACAAGAGGAATGGGGCTTTTCACCTCTTCGACCGAATATTCATATTGAGTTCCTTTTTTTGACTTTATCATGGACGCCACGCTATCATCCACGGCATTTATCTGTAAGATACGACCATTATCCTGCAATGTAGAGAAATTGAGAGCGCAACTAAACCGTTCATTATACAACCAACTGTTATTTCTTGTACTTATTATTATTGAGGCAGAAGCATTCAAATAATCTTCATCATATTGTTTTAACAGCAATTTTCTAGCATCCCCAGCAAAAGAAAATTTGTTGGAAAATGTACGGATAACACCGTCATAGTCATTTCTCTTGAAACTAGCCTTCACCTCGTCCCAATTCTCAAGATCATCAGTAACCCTGTACTTCAGACCATTTATAAGTAACTCACATCGATAATACATAATTATTTCTTTTTACGATTCAACCCATCGATTTCGTCACATGTCTGCCTTACAAGACAGGCATAAGATCCGGCGGCCCATTCTTTCGGATTGATATACATCTTATTATACTTCCCAATAGCGACAACTTCATTTATAAATCCACGTTTTGTAGCTTCTCCTTCAGTCCCTCATTCTTTTCCTTACTTATCTTATCCAAATCATATTGTGCACGGGAATTTAATGCGGATATTCTAGCATTCATAGCCATTACATCACCTTTTTTACACGAATAACCTATCTTCATCAGGATATCACGCACCTCATCATACATTTTCAACTTCATCATGTTCTCACATGCCTTCATGCACTCCACGGTCATTGCAAGATTCATACGCTCATTACAATTCAATATCTCAGAGAGCAACTGTTTGCTCCCGACAATTTCTATATAGTCATTGATAATTTTTGCCGATGCAGCCCCTTTGTCCTCATCGTCAAATTCAATAGTATTGCTATCATTGGTATAAATCTCTATAAAAACGGACAAGGGAAGTTCATATATGTCACTTGTATACCTCATAATCAGATACTTTTTGAAAATTGCTGATAATTGTTTTCTCTTATCGCCTTGGCTAATTTTGCAAATCCTATCTGCTGTGATTTTTCCAGATGCCCTATCTTTTTCTCCAGTTCACTATAATCATTAACTATTGATACAGGAGGAAGATCGTTTTCGCTTCTATATGCCATAAGACCATCAAAATCATTTGCATGAGCCTTTATCCTGTCCATATCCACTGCATAAGGTATAACCTTCGCACCTTTAGGGATGTCAACCAAAGTAGGGACAGACGGAGTAATATACGCTCCTTTATCAGTAACGATTGTTTCAGGAACACCACCATCACCCACTACAGCCAATCCGCCTTTATGCGAATCAGTACCCTTGGCATACTTTGGAATAGGAGTCGCTATAATAGTAGCAAGCTGTATCGCTCCCATAGCACCTAGAGCAGCTATCATAGGTATTGCAGCAGGGAAGCCCAATTGTTTTATCGTCTGCAAAATACCACCTGCTATCTGTATAGCCGCCTCAGCTATACTGGTAGCTTTCTCAAACTTTGCCTGTTTTGTTCTTAATGCAGCTTTTTTCTTCTCCAATTCGGCATTCTTTTGTGCCGTTTTATTTTCCGCTGCACGTTTACGCGCTTCGGCTTCTTCAGTTGTTATAGCACCTCTTTCTTCTAAATCCTCTATACGGGAAATTTCCTCTTCACCAGCTTTCTCATTCGCTTCCTGTTCAGCCTCAATAGCTTCAATCTGGCGATCATAAATGGATGATATCATTTCACCAATTCCACTAACCATAGAAGCCCACATCTCGGTAGTTCTTTCCATCTTCTCACCGTCTGTAAGTTCTTTCCAAACACCCGATATCTTATCAGACATAATACTGAATCCCTTATCCATCCCATCAAATATACCGGCAAACGGGCTATCGATATCCGATGCAAGATCTTTCAATGCAGAAGAATAACCTTTCAACACTTCAAAATTCCTTCGTGTGATATCCTGTTGCTCTTCCGCTTTTTCCAACTGATCATCCGCATTTATAGAACCTATCTCTGCTTCCATAGCCTTTATGGATTCTCTCAGCATTTCAATTTGTTGCTTGCTTACCACGCCCGATGCTTCCGCTATCTCAATCATTTTTTCAGCAGCATCTATCTGTATCTGTAATTGCTCGTTTGCGGCTTTCCGCTCCAGCTCACGCATGGCTTCATCGTATTCTTTTCGCGATAGCAGTCCTTTTGAATAATTTTCTGTTATAATGTTTTCAAGTTCCTTATATCCAGTACTTGTAGCTGCTATACGGAGAGATGATTGTTCCTCTTCCAGTCTGAGCATCTCATCAGTATACTTTTTCTTTTCCTCGATCCTTTTTTTCTCAGCCTCTGCCAACTTCTTAGCATATTCCTCATTCTCTTTCGCTATCTTCTGCATTCTCTCTTGGCCCAACATTTCCCGAAGTTTGTTCTCTTCCTCAGAATATCCCTTTACAGCTGCTATCTGGTCTTTATATTCTTTCTCTATGGCAGCAAGATTACGTTCATGCTCATCTTTAATGAGAGAAACGGACAAGTCAGCCATTTTATTCCTAAGATTCTCTATGTATTGCGCTAAATCATCCGATGCTTTATCGGCAGAATGAGGATTAAATGTAACATCTCCAATGTTAATAGAACTTGCCATATCTCTACTAGCCTTATCTGCTTGATATAACTGATTTAATAAAGAACCTATTTCTTTATCCAAGTCTTCAACCTGCTTGTTTAACTTCCCATACATGTCTCTAGCTGTATCCATAGCTGCCCCTTGACTGGATTCATATTGTGCTTTCATCTGATCTCTAGCAGATTCAAGTTTCGCACGTTTTTCTTCTTTTTCTGCCAACTGATCTTCCAAGTCTAATTTTTGTTTAGCCTGTTCTACAAGCCGATCTTGCACAGCTCTAGCTTTAGCCGAAGCTAATATGGCATTAGATAACCTTTGATAACTATCAGCCGCTTTACCTGCAAGAATGTTTTCATCACTTATATTTTTAAAGTATGAAGGATATTGCTTTTTCAGTTCCTCAACGGCTTTTTTCCGCTCTCCCATAGGTTTATTCAAATTGACAGCAGCCCTATATAATATATCCAATTTAACAGCTTCATCTTGGGCATTTTTCACACCTCCTTTTTGAGCTTTATTCAAATCCTCCTGAAGCTGTTTTAGATAATCAATTTCTTTTCTCGCATCAAACAGGCTACCCACCCATTTGGTTATCTCACCTCCATAACTCGATAAAAGAGTTATCCCAACAACTAAAGCCGTCTGCCAACTAAGAAGGGAACTCAATACCTGTTTAAATACAGGTGTAGCAGTCTGCTCCGATTTTTTAAGAAGTTCATATTCCACCCTTGCTTTCTTTAACTCATCAATAAATATAGGAAGGTTATTGGATATGGCAAGAAAGAAAGTATTGGCACTAACAGACAAAGCCGGAAGTTCTCTCGCAATCTGTTGTATGGAAACATTAAGGCCATTCCAACCAGAAGCATAATTACCCACATTACGTTGGTAATTGCCCATCTGTGCATCTATATCCTTTAATTGTTGATTCAGCTTGCCGATATTGTTCAAGATATCCATACCTTTTGCTCCCTCGCGTGCAGCTTGTGAAAGGTTATAATATTCCTTTTCCAACTGAAGCATTGAAGCCTTCATCTCGTTATAGCTTCCTGTAGTGGCAATCGCTACCTGTGTATGATTTCTCAATATCGCCAAATATTGTTTATTCTGCTCTGTCAGCGTGCGTAACTGGGATACCGTAGCATCTCTTTTGGACTTGTATTCCTCTTCGCTGATAGCACCTTTCTTATACTCCTTCGATAATTCTTTCAGAGATGTTCTTAAGGCTGAAATTGTTTCTTTGTTATCACTTAACCTACTGTTCAATTCGGAGGCTTGTGCATCAAAAGCCTTTACCGTCTGACGGATTGAATCAAAATCAGCAGCAGTCATGGATATTTTCTTAGATGCTTCTTGAAATGAAACAGAAGCATTTTCCGCATCTTGTGACACGTTTTTCAGATCTTCGGAAGCACCTCTCAAATTTACTTTTACTTCCGTTATCTTGTCTGCCAATGTATTCAATGGTTTGGTAAGAAGCTCTATCTTACGGGAAATATCGGTCAATAACTTTAATTGACTAGCCTGTAATTCAGACAACCTATTTTGAGAAGCATATAATTTGGTAATTGTAGCATTATAACTGTCAACTTTAGACTGGTATTCTCTTAGATTACCCGGCTTAAAATTTATGCCATCACTTAATTGTTTTGTGAAATTCGCATATTCGGAAGATGTGGTTTGAATATTAATCCTTATCTCATTCAACTTCTTAACGATGTTAGGATCAATCGCATCAGTAATTTTAAATTCTGCTCCTGCCATGGTCTTTTCGTAAGTTTTGGGTAGTGCATGACTTCATGCACCTTCTAAGAGCAAAGATAGTGATTTTATTGATATTATGAAGGTGAGGAAATAAAAAAGGGAGAAGCAAAAACTTCTCCCCGTGAAAAATAATTTATTTAAATTACCAATCATCATTTTCATTGCCCACAAGACCATTCTTCACAGCTTCTTCTATTTTATCCATAATAACATTGGAATATGCATGAGCCATAATCAATGCTTTAGACGATGTTTTCTTTGCCTTATGCTGATCTTTGGGGCTGAAAGGATAACATGTTTCTATACCCCATTTTTCTGTTTTCTTTGTCGTGTCCGCAGGCTGTCCTGTTGTACCAGCAGAAAAAGCCCCCATCCATCCGCCTCCGATGTTCTGCTCAACCTCATAATATTGAAGCGTATATGTAACACGAATTTTTTTATCTTTAATATCAACTTTTATAACAGGGTGGATGTTAACATTATAAGCTGTCATTCCTCCAATATGTTGAGCGATTCCTCCTACAAATCCTTTAGCAATAATTACTCCCGCATCCTTATCATTCAATTTAATTACTGAGTTCGCATCGTTAAAAGATTCCGCAAACCAATGGTTTAAAGTAATATATAACTGCTCTTTAGTCTGTTCCCCACAATTAATTATCTGCTCATAGGTCAAACTCTGATTCTTATCCAATACCAATGAAGAACCTAAATTTTCAGCCGCATCCACCCACTTATCACCATAATTTTCCTTTGCATATTTTTCTAATTCTTCCGCTCTCATTACTTGAGCACTCAGATTCATACTGAATAATGAAACAATCATTAAAAATAATACTTTTTTCATATAGTTATAATAATTTGGTTATTTTCAGCAAAGTAATATACTTTTAAAATCAAATCAAAACATTACGACATATTTGTTTACAATTTAGAATACTGTCTAAATAAATTACAAACATAGCATTTCAATCTTCATGTTTAAATTTCACCTTCTCACTTCTTTTCCCAGTGCATACAATCAGTTTGAGATGCTTGCCGTATATCCGTTCAAGTCTATTATTTTGTTCTTTCATTTTTTGAAGTATAATTTCAAGTTTATCTATTGTTTTCATAGTCTTTTCGGGTTATGTTGCGAATCGCAACGTTAACGGATGTAAAGAGTCTGCCCACCTCGTAAAATAAGGTGGGAAAGACTTGATTAATATGTAAGATTTAAATTAGGCTATTTTCATCAATTTTCCGTCAGAACGTTTGCCACCAAACAGGTAATTGATGTATGCAAGCCCTTTCTGTGTGCATAGCACAACCATCACGACAAAGCCGGATGATTCTCTCTTGGGATAGGCTTTTCTTTCATCTCAAAGTAGCCTGCATCAATATATTTCTGTTTCGGCTCATTCCTGTTAGCAAAGAATACTCCTGCTTCACGAAGCTTCTTGAACAAGGTATTTCGTCCGAATGGTAAGCCGAGTATCTTGGCAGCCTGTCCTATATCACATTTGCCTTCCATCGCAAAGGCTTTGTCAGCGAAGTCCGCTTTGGGCTGTATCTTTGCTATCTTAGCATCTTTCTGTTCGATTTGCTTTTTCTGTTGCTCCGATTCAATGCGCAGCCGTTCTTTCTCCTTTTCAGAAGCTACCAAAGCTTCCAAGGCTTCAAGATAGGTTTTAGGAGTTTGAGGTTGTACGGAGTAGCTGCCGGTGTTTACTACCGATGGGACGATTTCGTCAAAAATCCAATTTTCAAATTCATCCGCCCTTGGCATTTGGCTTTTAGCGGTCAAACGGTAGATGTTACCTTCACTGATAAACTTCATTTGCTGAATACCGCTATTTGTAGGGGTGTCACGTAGCGTTACGCCCTGTGATTTACAATGGTCTATGATAGCTTTTCTTGGATTTGCATACTGCAAAGAGGTGGCAATATCTGTTGCACAAAACCAACTTTTACCGTTTTCAACAAACATACGAACCTTTCCGAATAAAGGATGTTCATAAACCATAACTTCGCTCGTCTCGTGAGCTGACGCAATCTGTACGGTACTATTATTCCCGTTCAAATAGATTTCATTTGGTTGTAGCATGAAATGAAATTATTTGTTATTAAATAAAAAAGCAGACAAATATCCTAGTTTGCTACAACCTACCATTGCCATTGGGCGATGATACACGGATATTGTCTGCCTATATTTCAATATATAAGTTTCCTTACGGGCATAAAAAATCCCATTGGCATATTTAATAGTAAGTTGTAGCACTGCAAAGTTACAACATTTTTTCAAACAAACAAATAATGAAAATATATTTTTCATTGTTATTTTCACACACATAATATCCATCTTTCTAATGACTTTCAACACGCCACAATATGCCTTACCTGTAATTTCTGCAATTTGCAGTGAACTTATTGTTCTTTTTTCGCCATTTTCCCCATCAATAGGTACTAACTTATTAAAATTTTCCATATCTTTGCGATATAAGATTAATATTGTTCCCCGTTGGCGGTTCAGTCACTTCCGCCTTCGGGGATTTATTTTGACTGATTGTAGCAGGTGGGGAATCGAACCTCATTGTGCCATTATTCACTCCTGCTTTCCTCCCTTATACTATCCACGCTTGGAATCGTATAAAAAAAGTCTCGTAATAGGTGCAAGCTACTACGGTACAGTCATATATAAACTCCAATAGGAGAATATTTAATCAACATCAAGTAACGACTTGCACTTGTTACAAATGCAAAGGTAATGATGTTTTTATCTTACACAATGGTATGAATATTAAACAATTGACAATATAAATCCAATGTAACTTGCTGATTCAAATGTATTTTTCATAATTCGTTCTTTGAAATGTTGTACAATCGGTTAAATGATGAATTTGCCAGTCAGGAAACCGTTTATGAAGTAGGATTGACCTTTCCCGGTAACTTTGGTTGTTATAGTAGTACGCAACACTCCATCATTGCCGGATCGTGTACCTTTCTTCAATTCAAACAGACCTTGTTCAACATATTGCTGATTAGGTATATTTCTACGTTCACCAACACTTCCTAAATAATGATTATTGCGAAGCCACTCAAACAGCCTGTTCTGACCAACATGGAATCCATTTTGAGATATTATCTTAGCCAGTTCACCTATAAGACATGAAGAACGACTTCCTATTACAGCATCAGCAAACAGAACTTTTGGGGCTTGTTCTTCCACCTTCTTTTCTGCTTCAATCCGTTTCTGTTTTTCTTCTTTCAGAGTAGTAGCAAGTTGAATCAGAAAGTCGGGAGATGTAAGAGCCTTTTCTATAGTATCGGACGTCATATACGCACCGTACTTACGAATGGAGGGCAATATTTCATGTGTAACCCATCTTCTATAGGGTTTTACTTTCTTGCTAGAACTAAAAAGAAGAACGTCATAGAAGGCTGATTCTGTTATAAACGTAGCAAATGAATTCCCATTCACGTATAAATCAGGATTTAGGGCGTGTAAATCAAGCAGTTGCAAATCTTCATCGTTTAATCTTGTTTTTACTGATGAAGGATTACTCAACTCAACTGCATTGCAAACATCAGCTAAGCAGAAAAGCGGTTCTTCACTTGTTCCAGCTACTCGTACTTCGCCAAATACATCATTCTTAAATATCTTAATCGAATTATCCATATAATAATATTAAAGTTCGCTCTTATTATTCGTTATAGCTTCAACAAACATAGGGTCAGCCGAAGTTTCGGCACACCCCTGTATAAGCTCTCTTATAGCATCTAAGACATGCTTATGTTCTTTTCCAAACTTTTCAGCCACCAATAGGCTGTTAGTTAAAACTTGGTCATTATGACCTTTGAATACAAGTTCTGTCATATTGGTTAATTTTATACCTCACCCTTTCTCCCAAGATAATTATTAGGAGGCGGATGAACATTGTTAAACTTCAATTATTCATTTTGTTGCTTTAATACTGGATGCTTCTCCAACATCTTTGCTTCATCTCTTATTGGTTATCGTAATACAACGCTTGGGCGCCTGTTGTTAGGTGATGGGAACAGAGCAGGTCTTGCCAATAAAAGACATACAGTATAAAACAGAAGAGCCTTTTTATCTCACGGCTGTCATTGGTTTAATCCAAAGTTCCGCACGGTGGGCACTGATAGAACCGATTGTATGGATTTAATCTAACTTATAGGAAAGAAAAAATCCGTTGCTAAAGTAGAGAGGCAACGGATTTCCAAATATAAAGAAGGCTCACGTTTGAGCGATTGTTTAATCATGTGTCTGTTGCCTCCTACTTGCAACGGCTACAAAGGTAAATGATGTTTTTACATTATACAACACATTATAAATCAATACAAAACAATCTAAAGCATGCTGTAATGTAAAGTAATGCAGAGTAACGCAAGGTAATTAATGATATGGCGTTTTTATACTATAATTTAGACAAAATCTAAATTACAACATAAATGATAGTTTTGTTTTTCAATTAAAAAATAAATATCTTTTCGCACAAGACATTTGAGGAAAAATCAATATTTACATTGGGAGAACATTGGGATATTTTCGGTAATACAATTTAGTCAATGTAGATTTAAGGCTGTTATAGTCTTTGATAAAGCCTAAATCTATCCATTGAGCTATCTGTAATTCTAACTCATATAATTCGCGGATTTTATCTTCATCGCCAATCTTATTACGCATTTCTGATTCATGTTTGCCATAAACTATGATGTTTAGAGACTTGGCTAAGTCCTTAATCTTTTTCTGGAATATATCCCCAGGGAGTATTGAACAAACGGCATGACACATAGCAGGATAAGCATCTCCAGCTAAATTACGGTATTGAATCATCTCATCATATACGAAGCGTATTACCTTTACTTCAAAGCGAGGATTAATCCACATGGCAAATTTGGTAAATAAGAAAGGATGCATCCATACTTCTTCTTTAGGTCTGCCAGCTTTACCCTTCTCTTTAACCTTACTCTTCTTAACTACCTGATTATCAATTTTAGGGGAATTTTCCCCTAAACCATTTTCACGTTCTTCAGCTATGAGCGCTTCTATAAAATCTCCAGTTCTTTTAGCCAAAAGAAACTCATCCATTTTTCTTTGTTCATTCCCTTTTACTGAATTCCATTGACGTAACAAGTCCCCACCGTCAAAATAGCTATCTTTTGTTCTCTGACTAACTGTAAATTCACCCATTGGGCGAATCATGATTTGATTCGTTTTCATGTCTTTTCGTTCACAAGATGTTCCGTACATCTTAATACGGGATATAAAAAAATGCGGCAACCGATATAGAGGAGTCGGCCACCGCATCATATCCATTACTCTTAATGAATATATAATATCTTTCTATGCGAAACCTCTATCTATCGCTGTTGCTAAATTAATAAATAATACGGGAAACGCCAAAATAATAGAATGATAAAAATCACCATTTTACGGAAATATGAATTCAACAAACTCACCCGACCAGTTTTCACCTTCACGACAGAATTTATACACATCTCCAACCTTGTATAATATATAAACACATTCATCCATAACAGCAGCCTTCTCTGCGATTGATCGCATATGCTCCATTTCCCTCATTGACTTATTCCCTTGGCACAAGCAGTTTTTCATAATTCGGTTCAATTCCATTTTTTGTTAATAATACTTTATAGTTCGCACCTCCTTATAAATTTCTCAATAGAGGCATAAGCCTGTACGTAACATAATGCCTCCTTGCTTTGGAGCTTACCTTGAAAATTTTATAACCATATTTCTTCTCAATATCAGAACCAAAAGAAACGCCATAGCTGGCAATCCTTATACCATTTGATATTGGTATTGCCGTGATGGAACTATAAAAATCTCCACGTATGATAAGGTTTGGAGTATTGTTCCCTCTTGCAGAAAAACCCAGATATGAAGGTTTCGGTTTCTGTATCTTTGTCTTCCAATTTTTATAGCGTTCGGCGTTTTTCTTCCAATGCTCTCCATAAGTTTTTTTAAAGTATGGGTCCTCTGTATATCCGGGAATTAAAGGACTTTCATCGCCATCAACACCACTATATAGCTGTTCTCGTATATATTCCTCAAACTGAGGAACATCCCTTTCCATCTTATCCCTTATCATTGGCTGAATGCCATCAGCCAATTTCTTCCAACATCTCGCGTATTCCTCCAATGTCATAGCAAAACGGGGGATCAATCTCCCCCGCCTCCTAAATTACTGTTATTGATAATTCTATTATATACGGAAACCAGCCTTGATTTCCGCCTTTCTCTAGAAATGTCCTTCCAGAATACATCTATATTCTGAGCGACAAACTCATCCAATGAAAGTTTGACCACCTCGGACTCTATAAATGTGACTCCATTAATTCTCATTGTACCCATTGTTCAATTCCAATGACCCCATTAGCCTGTAAAATAGAAGGAGATTTAAGCACCGGCACACCTCCTGTCGCTGTAAGCACACCGTTACTGTATTCCAGTGCTGATGCACCAGAAACGACCGTTGAAGCCTTCTCAGACAATATAGATCCATAATATGCAGTAAGATCCGTGCGGTCATAATGATCCACGAGCTTATATGTATTTTCAGGAGATGTCATTTTGACAAACTCAACGTAATTCAATCCCTTGAGAACATTTTCCAAATTGACACCCGCTTGCTTTACAGACATGTTTTTCATCATCTTCTCGGTATCGGAATACATCGCATTAAACGCAAGATAAGCCTTCTGACCGCTTGAATCATAAGCCTGTCCTGTAGGGTAAACACCAGATAATGCAAAACCCGCAAGTTCATCTGTCCCGTCATCTTCTCCGTAGATTACATTATTCTTGTCAAAAACATACATATCAAACAATGTATCCTTGTTGGCTACAAGATTAGCTTGTAAAGCTAGATTAAACTTACGCAACGTGAATGTATCCGTCCTTGCCGAATAGCCCGTTATTTCCGACCCGGCATAACCATTTTCTGTTGTATTGGGTTCACCGCCGCTTACCGCGTATTCCGAAAATCCTGTAATAGGATAAATTCTGTCCGGATAATCAGCATGACAGGCTTCCTCCAAAGCCTCAGCAGTCAATTCTTTGGGCAGTTTTTTGCATGAATGACCAATATAACACCTGCGACCTTGTCCGGTTGCAGGGGGCAGTAACTCATTCCAGTATTAAATCCGGACGTGCTGCCGCACTCTCTAATATCTGTTCGCATAACAATTCTGATTTTTAACTGTTAAATCCAAATTCTTTATTTCAATAGCATCTATCTTTTCGCCAACTTCCTTACCGTCAACATCAACAGCGCCACGTCTTCCAAAACTATAATTTTCTGAATATGTATGGCTTACAATACCGGAGTAACCGAAATCAAATTTATCACATTTTTTTAACTCTTCTATGAATCCGTAATACAAAGGTCGAAGAATACCTTCAAAAGATATCTCACGACGTTGTTCATTTGTATACTTTTCCAGTGTATTGGTAGCGATTATTATGTTTACAGATGCCTTACAAAAATAATTCTCACTATCCCTTTCCTCGTCTAAGGGAACATACAGCCCTATCATTGGGAATTTTCCCGATGCTGTCACCCTGCTTTTCCCAAGAAGAAGAAGTGTTTCCCTTATATAAGAACTGTCACCATATATGTAATTTATCTGTTGATCCATTCTTTTTGACAAGGAAGCACATACATCTGATATTATATCAATTATCATAACCCAAAGGAATTAATTGTTTCCATCAATTCGAAATCGGTGGCGATATCCGGATAGTCCGCATTATTGCCTTGAAGCCATCTCACAAGTCTGATATTCATTCTTACCATGTCGTTCCATGCAAACATCATTTTCCTTTCGGGACTTACAAGACGGCCATCATCTCCATCAGCCTTCACTCCTGTAATAGTCGCCTGAGTGTGATTATGTCTCAAGTAATGGAAGTATATATAGTTGGCGATGGGGGATTTGGAAATCTCCCTATCGCCATCACTATATTTCATGACAAGATGCGCTATAAGATCATCCCATCTTTTTTCCTTAGTTTTTCCATCGTTGGAAATATAGGATGAGAATTCCTTATACAACTTTTCCCCTAGGAGCTTCTCTAAATATTCCGGCTCATATTGCATTACAAAGCTTGAAGGCTGTCAACAATTGCCTTATTAGTCTCAGAAGGAGTATGTATATTCAATACTGCACCTTCGATATCAAGAATACCACCTTGGAAAAAAGTATAATCCACCAACATTACACAATATCTTTGAGGTTCTTCTTTTTATTGAACAAATCTTCAGCACCGATTTTCTTAGCGTCTTCCATCAATTCCGAAGGAACAGTGGCAACACGTCCATCTTGGAAGAACTTACCTGCAAGTAACATATTAACACTTACTTTATCACCTTTTTTATAAACGGCCCCGTCCTTTGCGAACTCAACCTCATAAGTTTTAGTCAAATTTACTTTCATAATGTTTAATAAATTTATCCGCCAATACCGGCAGGGGTTATAGCTTCAATAACGGTCGCAATCTTATCCTTGACAAATGCAGTTTTATATTGCTTTTTAATATACACCATAAGACGTTTTTCACCAAGGATAGTCACCATATTTTTAGTGAAATCATCATTTTCCCATCCAAGTGTAATGGTAAGAACCCATACATCACGGATGTTAAGATAGTTAAAATCGCCAACCCAAATATCACCTTGTTTGATTGCAGTGCTGGTTTCCACTTTCAAACCTTGAATCAGTTCATCACCAATACGGAAAGGACGGAGATATTGTCCATTAACATCCTTAGTCAACTGCATCTGTGCATAGTCAAGAGGATGCATAAGCACAAGGTTTGGACGATAAGCCATATTGGACATTGATACAATCTGTGTATACATACCAACAATAACATCATAAGTGTTGGGTTTCTCTACTTTCAGAGCTGTCAAAGAGAATGTAGGTATATCACTCCCAATCCCTTTAATCTGACCGCCGGAACCAGTACCAGACAGAATACCTTCTTCTTCTTTCAAACCAATACGATTGATAATCTCAGCCCTAACCTCCGCAACCAACTGAGGCAAATCAGATAATGTTTCTTCGGTTACTTTTGTGCCAAGAGCCACTTTGCCAGCATTGATAGTAACTTCTGCCAATGTACCGCTCATCATAGGCTTAAGACCGCCTTCTGGAACCCATTCGGCTTCTTCTTCACCCGGATTGAACTCCGCATAAGTCAATGATCGTGTAGATATTGCTGCCACATTGGCAAATTTACGGATTACAGTCTGGGAACGTGGATCAACAGATAACTGACTATCAATTGTCATGTTATAATGTGGTGCCACACCCGTACTCTTCAAGGGATCAACCTCCTTCTTGTTTATAATAAGCGTAAGGCTTTTCTTAAAACCGGGGGACTGCTTACAAGCCGTTTTCAAGTCCACAGTTTTCTCTCCGTGCTTGCCTACTGTGATGAAATCCTTCAATTGCTCTTCAATCTGCTGGTCTACAGACTTGAACACCATTTGCCCGTCTTCATTCTTATGCATTGCACCTTTCATGCGAACGATTATCTCTTTCATCTCACCAAGTTCCTTACGCACTGTATCCAATTCCTTTTCGGAATCTATCTTTTGAGAAACCTCATTTAATTTATCCTCAAAAGTTTTTTTGTCGATAGTATCGTCCATGAAATCGCCTACAGTAGCGTTTATTGCGTCCTGCAACGCCTGTAATGACTTCACGGAAACCTCATCCATTACCGACAAATCAATTTTGCTTAAAAAGTCAAATTTCATGCTTCTTTAAGTTTTAAAGGTTTTGTAAATAGTTTTATTTTTTCATCGGCTCCCTCTTCATCAAGTGGCTTGTCTGCCGGCTTGTATCGAGCGAGTGACATCGCTTTTCTTACTAACATTTGGATTTCCTCCCTCTTTCTTATCGGAAGTCCTTTACATACATCACTTATTTCAACCGGAAGTGACTCCAACGCACTTTCATATTCTTCTGCCGATTTCAGACCAAGATATTCAGTTTCTCCGTTACATCCTATGGACACTACGGATATCTCATACAGAATGACTTCCTTTACAACCAAGCAATCACGTTCCCTGTCATATTCACATTTTTCCCATACATAACTATAACCTATAGAGAACTGGTTCAAAGTGCCACTTTCAAGCTGCTTCAACGCTTGATTTCCTCTTTCCACATCATCAATAGACGCTTCAAAGTAAAGCCCTTTCTCATCTTCTTGCAGAAGCGTAATGCGTCCTATAGGCTCATGCATGTCATGCATCCACAACATGATAATCTTATCATTAGCAGAACTTCCCGGGCCTCTCTCCTGTATGCTTTTTGAAAAACAACCTTTCAGGAGCATGTCACCGGACTTATCAATGTTATTGAAAACCGCAGCATAGCCACTGATAGTTCTGCTGCCAGAATCATATTGTATCTCCTTTGCATAAAAAGCTAAGGATTTATACTGCTTCCCCAGCCTGTTTTTGTATTTGCTTGTCTCCATCATTATTTATTTCACTTTTAAATTCTCCCTTAGGATTATCAGGATCAATATCTGTAAAATTGGACATTTCGGTTCTTGCCTCTTCAAAAGTAATCAGCCGATTGTTATACAATGAAGCTACAGCATTAGAGGCTGTAGACAAGGCATCCGCCAATTCTTTCATATCCTTTTGAAGGCAAGGGACATGAGTGAAGTCCATTTTGATTATTGCCCTGTCCTTACATATAGCATTAGTCAGAGCCTCTGTTATAGATTCACTGTCAGGTATAATAAGGTCCTGATATGCCGCTTTCTTTGCTTGAGAAGAGTTATCATAAGTACTTCCTTGTATAATCAGATTGGGGTCAAAGCCTATCGTCTGAGCTATCGCTTCCAAACACGCCTTATCCTCCTCATGAAGCTTCAATTGGTCTGTATTTGACCCTAATGTAATCCACCCTAGTTTCTTAGGAGTCACCATGATTTCATACAACTTATGCACTATACCATATTTCCTTTTGAAATCATCCTGCAATTTCTTGGATTCAGACGGAGTAATAGCTGCATTCCCTACGTCAGTCGTATCATTTCCGTATAGTATCCCTTTAGGTCCTCCATTAACAATAAGGTTTCCTCTCCCTATCAGTTGAGCCATATAGTTTCGAGTATGAGTAGATAATGCGTCCACAGGGGAGTGGAAGGTAATTCTCCCTCCATTATTACTTGGAATATCCATTATCGAATCGTATATGACAAAATACTCCTCATCACCAAGTTCTATATTCTCATTTCCCCAACGTATATATACCTTACTAGCAATTGAAGAAAGCTCTGTTTGAGTAAACGGGCCCTTACCGAATGATTCCATGTAGAATAATTCGGGAGGTATTACCATCATGGATTTAGGGAGATCAGACTTTAAAGCTCTTAGTGTATAGACAGGGCAAAATCCGAAACACTTCAAAGATATCTCAATCTGCTTTATAAAAGAACGCCCACTCTGTATCACATTCGGACGATTCAGAAGAGTCACAATGTCTTTGAAACTCCTCTTCTCGTTTCCGTTAATATCCGTCACATAATACCGCCCATTCTGCATCATTCTTCCGCAATGATCTAGAACCATTGCAAACGGCCAACATTCATGTAAGGCTCTTGATTTCCCTTCAACGGTCGACATGTCAAAATCTATATTCCCTCTATTGCCAGAAAACAGATTTTCCACCCATTTAGGAACATAAATAAAATTACCACCATCATCTTTACCATGATAAGTAGCATCACTATACATATCCTTATTCGACTTCTTTAAAGAAGGTATCTTAAACCATTGTTTCATTGTTCAACAATAAAGGCAACCACCGTTATAATACAGCAATTGCCTCCACAGTGATCACGTTCTAAAAGTGGGTATGGTGTAACTTCACACCATGAAGGCTATTGCCTGCTACAAAGGAACAAATTAATTTATTCATTAACAAACAATTTAAATATTATTTTTGTTTAATCTAAATTAAAATAACAGATTATACAACATATATTTTATTAACCTTTTTCCCATGTGGATACAACCTGTTTGATATCTTCGATATTGTCTTCTTGGGAGAATGGGATAGAGAGTAGGGCGTGGATTGAACGGCTGCTGTGCTTTTCGCTGGCGGTCGTTCTTTTTTTGTATTCTTATTTGCGAAAGAGAGAAGCAATATTTATCTTTGTGGAAGCGTGTGAAGATGCACGCCACATTGATTATGACGAAAAGACATACTACATATTTGATAAAGCCAAGAGCTTGTTGCGGATTAGTTTCCGTGGCAGGCTCTTTTTTTGTCATACAAAATAAAGGTTAGTTTGAAAATCGGGTAATCCAAAACGTGTAATTGACGGTAATTAAAAGTTAACATAAAATTAGGTAATATGACAGATTTAGTTTTTAAAGGTCAGAATGATCAAGTTTTAACCAATAGCCTAAAGGATTTTATTGAAACAATGTATCCTGATTTAGGAGATTGTATAAAGTTGTATGAAGATTGTTACACAAAATGTATAATTTGTGCTGACGGTAGCGTATTAACGCAACTTGAATTAGCTGATTCATTAATAGAATATGCGCTCCTTGGTAATTTTGACAAAGCTGTAGTTGTAAATAGTTACTTATTCGGAGATTGTAAGATGTTGCATTATGCGATACTTAAAACTATGGCAGAAGTATTAAGTAATCCTCCCAAAAATTGTAAAAATAGAAGTACATATCTTATGAAAGACAAGAATACAGGTCTTGTAAAAATAGGTTCTTCTTCAGATATATCCGTTCGTATTCAGACATTATCTTGTGGGAATCCATATCTATCTATATTGGCTGTTCTTGATAAAAACATAGAAAAAGAACTTCATCTCAAATTTGCAGATAAAAAAATAAAAGGTGAGTTTTATAATCTTACAAATGAGGATGTGTCACATATAATAAAAAAATATGGATTTACAAGCTATGTAAAATCTATTATATAAAACTTACTTTCAATGAGAGATGTAATCTACAATTTTATCAACGAGCACATGATGATACATATTGTGCTTATAGCCTTGTGTATTGCGGCTACAATGGGGGCGATGTTAGTGGACCTTATTACGGGAGTTATGAAAGCCAAACAACGGGGAGAGGCAAGAACATCCACGGGGTATAAGAAAACAGCCGTCAAAGCGAAGAAGTATTTCACCCCGTTCATAGAATTGTGCTTCATTGACCTGTTATGCTGCGTAGTTATCCCCTTCCCTATTTTTTCAATGATTTGGACGGGGTACTGCATTTTCTGTGAGTTTAAATCAGTTCGTGAAAAATCATGGGAAAAAGCGGAGTTGCGCAAGGCAGAAAACACAATGAGTGTGATTATCGAGAACAAGGATGATATTGCCAAGATCATGGCTCAGATATTGTTTGATAATGAAAACAAGAAGGAGGATAAGAAATGAAGTATTTTACAATTGCGGAACTCTGCAAATCAACGACTGCTGACCGCTTGGGTATCAATAACAGATGCAGACAGGAGCATGTGACTGCTCTGACTGCCTTGGTGGATAACGTACTGGACCCGTTACGCACATGGTGGGGAAAGCCAATAACAGTAAACAGTGGCTATCGCTGTCCGGAACTTAATGCGGCTGTCAGGGGAAGTAAGACCTCGCAGCACATGAAGGGGGAAGCTGCTGATATTGATACTGGAGACCGTCAGCAAAACAAGTTGTTGTTTGAATATATCCGCAAGAACCTGCCCTATGATCAATTGATTAACGAAAGCAATTTTGCATGGGTGCACGTCAGTTATCGAGCTGACGGTGCCAATAGAAAACAAGTGTTAAGTTTATAAAACAAAGGATCTATATATGGATTGCGATAGCGATAGCATTGCTATTGGTACTTATTTAAATACAATAATATGAAATGGCTTCCTTATATATTAATAATTGTACTCGCTTTCGGTTTAGGATGGTTTGTAAAGCCATCCCCCGAAGCAGTTATAGAGGCAAGAACGGATACGGTGTTCAGCACAAGTATTATTGTAAAGAGAGATACTGTAAAATATTATCTTCCTTCTCCAATACTGTGTTGGCATGATGGTGATACAATCCATGTAGGAAACACTGTTCTTCCTGTTGAGCAGAAGATATACAGAGATAGTGATTACATCGCTTATGTGAGTGGTTACAGACCTAACCTAGATAGTATCTATGTTTGCTCTAAAACACAGACAGTAACAAACGATATCCATCACACGGTGAAGATAAAACCCAGAAGATGGGGACTGGGAATAACAGCCGGTTATGGATTTGGTAAGGATGGCTTTTCTCCTGCGGTTATCGCAGGAATAAGTTATAGAATATGGTAATCAACAGAAAGGAGGTAAAAAGATGAGATAGCAACATCAAGTATTATTCGCCACAGGTAGAAGTGTGGCATATAATAGAAAAACTCATTTAATAAAAGTAATTCTTTCAGGGGGCAGAATTAAAATAACCCCGACACTTGAAGTTTAACGCCAATCAAACTTTAAAGCATACAAAAGCATACATAGGTAAGTGTCAGGGGTAGTAATATCCTTACTTATTTCCTACGTATGCTTTTGTCATGATTGTATTTGATTGGCAAGGCAAAAATACAACAAAAATTTAAACCACAATGTGTAAGTCTGAAATTTTTGCCAAAATAATAGCTCTTGTTTCTAAAGGAACAGAAATACCTACCGAATTAATAGTAAGTGACAACCGTGTCACAGAGATTGTTAACGCTAGATATATCCTTGTATATATTCTATACGAAAAAGGATTTTATCCATCTCAGATTTCTTCTCTCATTCATAAAACTAAGCGTTCAGTGAACTATATGATATCAAATTTTCATATACGTCTAAAAAGTGAAAAAATGATGAGAATATATTGGGATAATATAAAGAATTTGTTGGGAAACAACTGATTCCTCATGAGATATGATATATATACTTTTGTGAACGGTCGATTTTGACCGGGATACAAAATACAAATACTTATGGAACGAACTTATGTTTTTAACCAAGACGGTGGAACCGGAGCAAACAATGGTCTGCTTGCGTCCATTCTTCCGTCCTTGCAGAGCCGTGGAATTGACACAGGCTATCTGATGGGCTGATGGGAGGAAATGGAAACGGCGGCTTTTTCGGAAACAATGGAGGTTTTCAGGACATCATTGCATTGATTGTGATTGCAGCCATCTTCGGTAACGGAAACTTTGGATTCGGTGGCAACAACAATAAGGGTGCCGATGAAGGAAGAGAAATGATCATGCAGACACTTAACCGGAACGGTGTGGACATTGCATCATTAGCCCAAGCTGTTAACACCTCTTCAGACCAAATCCTTGCCGGTATTAACTCTGTATCACAGGCAATCTGCGGTCTCGGTAACCAAATGGGTCAGAACACCAACAGTATCCTGACTGCGATTATGCAAGGTAACAACGCTCTGACATCTCAGATCTGTAGCTGTTGCTGCGATATGAAACAGCTTGTAACCACACAAGGATACGAGAGTCAGCTTGCAATGTGCAACCAAACTAACGCATTAATCAACACTGCTAACCAAAACACATTGTCATTGCGTGACGGTGCTACTGCCAACACGAATGCTATCCTTGCTAAACTTGATGCAATCCAAAATCAGGCATTGCAGGACAAGATCGCATCTCTTACTGCGGAAAAGGCTACTTTAACAGCCGAAATATCCCAGCGTAATCAGAACGCCACTATCCTGAGTGCAGTAGGACAACAGATTGCTCCTTTGGCAGCCGGATTGCAGGCATTACAAAGCGATGTTGATGGAATCAAATGCAAGCTCCCCAATACAGTGAGTGTTCAATACCCCAATTTAACCGCTATTAATACAGATTGTTTCCGTGCAGCCGCCTACGGTGCATATATGGGTGACGCTGTATACGGACGTAGTGGATGTGGTTGCAATAACTACTGGGGTTAATCCGGCAAGAAAGGAGGTAGATATGTGGCCTAACTTTTTTACAGAATTCCCGTTCCCATTCCCATCAATCGGAAGAGCAAACTTCAATACTCTTCCTACGGTGGCTGTGACAGTCGGTACGGAGAATGTTACTCTTGAACTCCCTAACCATGCGTTCCGTAACAGGGATTATGTTGGGGGATTCTATATCAGTCTCCGACAAGCTATACCTGCCGGTACGACTGCTACACTTCCGATATTGATAGGAACTAATGGGGACACAAGACCGTTGATGGCTTATAACAATGAGCCTGTGACTGTTGCAAACTTGGCTGGAACCGGCATCTATGAGATTCATTATAACAAGTACACCAACGAATTGTATCTTGTTAATGGAGGGTACAGACCGACAACGGCTCCGGCTCCTACAGTAGAAACCGCTTCTTTACGGAGCAAGTAATAATTAACATGGAGTTTTGTGGTGGTTCCCAAAATGGGAATAACCACACTCCTTAAAATTAAACAATCATGTTTCAATCACTTCGTACCAATAACCAATTGTATATACTTCATAAGGATGCTAACCCGTTTATCGAATACGGTCCGGTGGTCAGCGTTTCCGCTCCCAAGCCGAAATATCCTATGGCATCCCCTATGGGACAGTTGCCCCAAATGGAAATGGTTGTGGATGTTGTTGTCTGCATCAACGGGCAGAACACGACATTCCAAAATCTTCCTGCCGGCATGGATATAGCCGACTTCGGACAGAACGGCAATATCGTAGTATCATGCTCGCGTGATGCGATGAATAACGAGGTCGCTTCTATGAAACAGAAAAGCATAGACATCATCAACAGCATGGACTTCCACAATTCCGTCATTGCAGGGTGTGACAAGATGCTTACGCTCTTGAACCCTGAATTTGCCGAGAAACAACGTCAGGAGCAGGAAATATCCTCTCTGAAAGGGCAAATGGCGGAAATGAGCAAGAATATGTCTGACCTTATGGATTTGAACAAACGGCTCATGGAACAGCTCGGAGTGGTTGAAGCATCTAAAAACAAGAAATGATTATGGGAATGTGGGAAATATTAGAAGAAGGGCGTGACGATTACGGACGCGGCTTCGGTATGAGAGGTGACGAAGTGGAGGAAGCCTACAAGGAAGGCTGCCGCAAAGGTTACGAAAAAGCCATGAGAGAGATGCGCGGAGAGATGGGTTTCCGTGATGGTGGGAGAAGTTATTCAGGTGGTGGAAGCTCATCCGGCATGGATGAACGCAGATACCCCGGATACTTTCCTGAATATCCGCGTATGGATGACATGGGCGAACGCAGACGCAGACGCGCTAACGGTGAGTTTTATTAATGGTGGAGGGGTGGAATGCCCCTCTTTTTAAATTAAAGTTAAGTTATGGAACAGAGATTGGATACATATAGCAAATTCCCATCAGGAATGAAACTTTACTTGGAATCGTATGGATTCCATTTCAGCAAGAAACTTTATGAATGGGCCGTTTCAAAAATGAAGGTGAAAGACGAAGCCACGGGCAAAGAGAAAAAGCTGGAGCCGTGGAGCAAAGATGAAGTGGACGATATGCTGAAAGCGAACGGAATTACCATTGAGCACGACAAGGGTTATGACGTTGCTTATGTCGCAAACATGCTGAAAGCGGATTTCTATAAAAAATCATTGGTTGACGAGGCACATTTGTGCAAGCATATAAAATGCTACCTTGATGATATTGATGGCGATCCTTGCAGGGCGTTTGACGAGTTCTTTGCCACTTGTATAGGTAAAGGGATTCCTGTAATCTGGTCGGATGTGATATGATTGTTCAGGAGTTCTACATACCAAAATATGGGACTGGCACGTCAAAGTGTATTATGCGGTACACACCTATTGGGCGGATCGGATCATTATGGACCTGTACCGTATAGGATGCAGGGGGATTCCCTCAAGCGTGCGTATCGCAATCTGACTGAAGGCAGAATGAATACCGGTCTAACCTATTCGGACTACAGGAGAAGAGAGACGGTAATGGTGATCTCTTTGACTTCTACCCCCGAAGAGTTTCAAAATTCGTGGGACCACGAAAAAGGTCATTTGTGCCGGCATATCTCCAAGGCTTTCGGGATTGATCCTTATGGAGAGGAAGCGCAATATCTCAGTGGATATGTCGGTCAAAAGATGTTCCCTGTAGCCAAAAAGTTCTTATGTGAACATTGCAGAAAAGGATTGGAAAAATAATAATCGAACAGAAGCGTTCTTTGACTTTTGGGAACTACTGCTAAAAATAATAAGGGATATGATTTGCAAATATGTAGACTTATCACTTAATTTGCATCATGAAGAAGGTGATTTATATACCAAACGTGGATAGAGATGAAAGAATAGGAAGCGCATTTAATCATCTGTTTCAAGTCATACAACAGACTGACAATTGTTGCATGAATGATTTATGCTGGGATTTAAGTAACACTTCTTTTTTTCATCCGTTTTTTCTCGCTCCGCTTGTTATATATAAGCAAAGGTGTGAGAAGAATGTGATATGCATAAACAGACCGATACGTATCACTGGCTATTTGGACTTGGTTTATTTTGAGAACCCATTACTTGTGGATGCCGGATCCAACATGAAAGAGGTTTTGGAGCCATATATCTCTAAAACATATTTGCCAGTATGTCAGTTTGATTTGCACAAAAGTAATATTGACGATTTACAAAGCATTCTTCAAAGAATTATAAAGACACAAAGTGGAGCTGATTATCGTATCGTTACTCCTCTTTCATATCTTTTAGGAGAATTGATTGATAACATGAACGAACATTCTCAAGGCAAGCATGGTTATATCTTTTCCCAGTATTTAAAGAAAGAGGATTGTATAGATTTGGTCTTGGCTGACGATGGAATAACCGTGCTGGGAAGTTATGTAAAGGCCCAAAAATTTTTGGATGAGATTAATGGGAATGATGCCGAAGCGTTAAGGTTGGCAAATGAGGGGAAGTCTACAAAGAACTTGCCTAATGCAGAAAATAGAGGATACGGTATATCTTCATCCAAAGAAATGCTTTCTGATGGGCTTCATGGCTCATTTTTCATGTTGTCCGGAGGTGCGTTTCATAGGCATGACAGCTCCGGTTCTGTATTTGTTAAGCTTCCCAATTCTATATATTGGGATGGAACAATAATTCTAATGAGAATTCCGGTTAAGGTCCCATTGGACTTTGACTATAATAAATACACTCGATAAAAATAAATATATGAATACGATGTTAAAAATTGCGGATTTGATTAGTACGGATATCCGTTCAAGAGCTAATGCGGATATTATAAGATCTGCCATTGATGGCATTAAAGAGGACGTTATATTAGATTTCTCTGGAGTGATATTTGTGTCTCGTTCCTTCACGGATGAGTTATATAATGTGATGGAAGAAAATAAGAATGTTTCTTTGGTAAACATGTCTAATTTTGTAAAATCCATGTTGGAGGCTGTAACAAACGGTCGTAATTCAAAAAGAGTTTTCAGACAAAGTGAATCTGAAATAAAAGAGTTCGAAGACATGAGTAGTTTGTCCTCTTTCTTGGCAACAATTTAAGTCTACGTCCTTGCCACAAGTTTACCCTTCAATGATTGTAGGTATACCTAATGCAAGGATATTTATTCTTTATAGAGATTTCAAAGCGGTAATTCCCAACGGTTTTACCGCTTTTTTTATGTTTAAAAATGAAAGAAGATAAGTTGAACATATTGCTTGAACATGCTGATGATGTGCCTCACTGGTATTTCTGTCGTTTACTTGCTGTGATGCGATGGAACGTATAGAGAGGTGGATATACAGGCTGATACCTCTTGCCGTGTTGGCAAGGGGGATATCGTTGTGCCTATGAACTAAAAGCGATAACTCATAAGCACAACGGATGGATTTATATAATACTGTTTAATTTTTCCGCATGTTTTTCTACTGAACTATTTAGAATTTTTGCATAAACTTGTGTGACTGAAACCTTTGTGTGCCCTAGCATTTTAGACAACGTTTCGATAGGTACGTCATTTGCTAAAACAACAGTGGTAGCGAATGTATGCCGGGCTATGTGGCTGGTTAATGGCTTTTTTAAGCCGATAAGTTCAGCTATGATTTTAAGGCTTCTGTTAAATGACTGTACAGTAGGGACTGTAAATTTATAATCGTATTTTTTTAGTATTTCCATTGCTGGAGTAAGTATAGGCGTGTAAAATTTGGTTCCGGTCTTGATACGTTCTCCGTCTATATATGCAACTCCGTTATGTTCTACAGTACATCTGTCATAATCAAACATGTATAAGTCAACCCATGATAAGCCGGTATAGCATTGAAATATAAACTGGTCACGTACTTTTTGTAATTGTCGATCATTCAACTCTATATTGCGGATAGATTGCAGTTCGTCCATTGTGAGAGGCTGTCTTGTTTTATATCTACCATGTTTATCTTTGAATACCCTGTAAGGTGTGTCCTCGATAAGTCCAAGCCGAAGCGCTTCATTAATATAAGGTTTTATTCTCTTATGGTATCCATGTATTGTTGTCTGTCCTCTTGTTGGATCTTCTCTTCTTATAAACCTGTCAAATAAAGCTATATTTTCAGGAGTGATATCGTCAAATGTTTTAATTACTCCGGAGCGTTTTAGAGCTTCCAGTGCTATAAGGTGCGCTCGTTTGGTTGACCATTTAAGATCCCTTCTTTGTAACTCGTCATAAGCGAAATCTAAAAATGACGATTTAGACTTTACGTGTTTTTCGTTATAAAAAATATTAAAGTTTTTTAGATTGATGTCTTTTCCTTCTCTTCTGATATTTTTGATAATGTCCTCAAATTTTTTAATATGCTTTGTTATTGCCCTATTTAATTCTTTAAATTTGGCGTGTCGTACAACGAATTCTCCATCCCATTGGTTTGAATACAGTTCAATGTCTGTTGAGATCCATTTTCTTTCTGTACGCGAGAATTGAATTTCAATTTCAACCTTAGCTGATTTCTCCGGTGTTGCTTTCTTTTTTCTGTCGAATACCGGCTTGATTTTCCATGTTTCCATACTGTTTCTTTTTTAATTTATAATTTGTTAATTACGGTAAATGTGATACCAAGTGTGATACCAGCTGTGATACCAGAAACAAATTGGTATCACACTTGGTTCAACAATGTAACGATAAGTAACGCAGAGTAACGGTGGTAGCCATTAAAAATGTTACTTAAACATGTTGGAAATCAGTCGATTAGGTTTGTAAGATGTTGATTTATAGTCTATTGGCGTAAAATAAAAAAAAA